ATGGCTAGAACTATCGGCAGCGGGAACCCTGACTATTTGTCCGTCAAGGATGGACGGTGGATATATGTTAGACGTGTTCCGGAGGTTTTCAGAGCATTCGATAAACGCACTTTTGCCAGGGCGTCCACAGGGATTCTTGTTTCAGAAGATCCGAAAGGACTACGTGCTGCGAGAAGCGCCGCAAAGATAAATGCTGATACTGAGGAGTATTGGCGCGGCCTTGCAGACGGTCAAGCGAAAGAAGCAAAGAAGCGATATGAAGCCGCAAGGCGACGGGCAAGGGTGCTAGGCTTTGATTATGTGACTTCTGATGAAGTGGCCGGGCGACCTCTCAATGAAATCATGGCAAGGTTAGGGGCCCTTCAGACAACACAACATAGACCTCCAATCGTGGATGTGGCGGGCGTTCTCGGTGGTGAAAAAGCGCCCCAAATTCAGATTGAAGATTTATTCTCTGAGTTCGAGAAGACACAAAAAACTTATCTATCAAACATGTCCAAGGACCAAGTAAGACGGTGGAGAAACCCGAAGATACTTGCCTTAAAAAGCCTAACTGAAATCACCGGGAACAAACCTCTCCTAGAATTTACGCGTAATGACGCCATTGATTTTCGTGAGTGTCTGCAAGATCGCGTGGAGGCTGGGCAAATCCAAATTGGAACCGCCAACAAGCAAATCGGGCACATTAATAAAATGATGCGCACGATTATCAATCATTTCAGGTTGGATATGGTTTCCCCGTTTGGAGAATTGCGGCTTGAGGGCGAAAGGACAGAACAACGTCACCCATTCGACCCTAAGTTTGTACAAAAGAATATCCTGGCAGATGGTGCACTTGATGGATTGAACGCAAGCGCTAGGGCCATTCTGTATTTAATCGTTGAGACTGGATTACGGTTATCAGAAGCGGCAAATCTGACCGAGAACACGATACACCTTGAAGGGAAGGTGCCTTATATTGAGGTTGTTCCAGAAGAGCGACTTCTGAAGCAAGATCACACGACCAGAACTATTCCACTTGTCGGTGTGTCCCTTATGGCAATGCAGGAGTTTAAGCGGGGCTTCAGCCGCTATCACGACAATGCTGGAAGCCTCTCAGCAACAGTGAACAAGTTTCTGCTTGAAAATGACCTTCGGCCAAACCCGCGAAAGCATACGGCCTATTCATTGCGTCACACATTCGAGGATCGATTGACTGCTGTAGAAGCGCCGGAGAAGATTATTGCAATGCTTATGGGGCATAAATTCCAGCGGCCTAAATACGGTCACGGCCCAACCTTGGAGCATAAGCGGGAGTGGCTTCAGCGGATTGCCTTCACGCCACCTTCGAGGGTTTGAGGTGGATTTGATTTCAAGAACTGCGCTGCCCGGTCTCGTGGTGAAAGCTTGTTTAGTTCTGCTTCCAGCCTATCAAAAATGGGGGCGTACTGCTCGCCATACTCAACAACAATCCATGCTGCAAAGCGCGTTGCCTGTTCCAGTTCTTGATAGGTTGGGCCTTTCTTCATGGCGTCACGCTGCGCCTTCTCTGTCTTGCGCTGCCAGGAAGGCTGTTTGCATTTGCCAGCCTTGTTCCCATTTTTTGAAGCGTGGGTCCTCGGTTATATAAAGATTGTCTGTGACTGCCTTGCCTGCGCTTGCTGCGTCTATGCCAAGCTGTTGGGCTTCATCCACCTGTCCGTCAGCCATACCTAAGACGTGCATGTAGAGGTCCAGCATAGATTCCTGTTCTTCGCGCTCTGATGGCTTCTGCTTTTTGATTTTCAGAATTGCCCGCATCGTGGGCACATTAAACCCGTTGCCTTTGGCTTCTGCGAATACGTCTTTGATGTCGTCTGCGATGCCCTTTTTCTCGACTTCCAGCCGCTCAATGCGATCAAAGAAACTTTGCAGGTGATCGGCAGCAACGCCGGAGCTATTCGACCCGGTTTGCGTTTTTGCTGGTGTTGCCTTTTTCGGGGTAGTCTTTGCCGGGGCGGTCTTAGGCTTGGTGGCTGTAGCTTTGGCGCTTTGTGCCTGTTTGGTATCTTCCGGTGCCGTTTCCGCTTCTGGGATAGCTTTCGGAGGTGCCATGTTCAACCTCACTGAGTTGGAGCTAGGGAAAGGGCGCGGCTTGCCCCGCTGGAAAAGCGGATTGCGATAATTTGCGCAAGTTCGCCACGCTCACTCAAAGGAAGAGGTGCAGCCTCAACCAAACGCTCAAGGCTAAATATTTCTGGCTGCAATAAGCGATAGTAACTAGACAAGCTGTGCTCACTTTGAGGGCACTCTGTATTCGTCAAATCAAAAGTACGCATGACTACTCCTGTCATCATTGGCAGAGATAAAACTCGTAATCAGGTTCATTTTTGCGAAGCATACGATCCACAAAAAGCAGAACACCGGAAAATCTTAAATCTATGAAATGTGGATTGTCAATCAACGTAATCTACGAAACGTGGATTATCGAGTTGAACTACTTTTGATTGATGCAAATATTTGACGCACTCAAGGGTATAGCGCACAGGCAGAAACGCTGGCTCTTTGTATGGAAAGAATCTTTAGTGCTTCGAAAATTTGGAATGTTTTGATGAAAGGTGAGGAGAGTTCACTGATGCCTAGGGAAGGCTCAATTGAGGTCGTGTGTGCTTTGCAATTCTAATTGCTTTATTAACGTAAAGTAAACGAATCATCGCTGTTAAATATCGGATACTTAGGGGATTTGGGAGGTCGTTTTGGACCAAGAAGAACGCTTCCAACTGTTGCTGAAGGGGGCTCAAACGTCCCCATTATCGTTCGATTTATTAGAGGCATTGTCGCGCAATATGGACATGAGTTCATTGGCCATTTTGGTGGGCAATGCATCAATGTTGCCTATGTATATAAAATCCATCGATATCCCATATCTCTCACGCAGCTTGATTGCGCCAGGTATTGAAACGCGGAAGTCTCCAGATTCCCATTGATTGTAGGACTTGTATTGAATGTCCGCATTTGCCGCAAAATCCTTCTGGTTCATACCGAAGTATTTTCTCACAGCTCTAAGTCTTGTCGCGGAATCCGCGTAACGTCCTGAAATCACTCTTCTAGTCATAAATTGCATTCTATCATAATCCAATAAATGTAGACTATGTTGTATTTATGGTGTTGACTATAATCTACGAAACGTTGATTTTTGTCGCATGAGTAACGCACGCGAAATTGCTCAGACGCTTGGCAGGAAGAAAATTCAAAGTGCTCTCGGGGTTAAGTCGGGTGCGGTAAGCGCTGCCGTTGTGCGAGGGCAATTTCCTGCTTCGTGGTTTCATGAGATGGAACAGTTGGCGCTTGCCGCCAATATGGAAATGCCACGCCATCTCTTCAATTGGAGACGTGGCAACGGGAGACGGAAAGCTATGGGACCGTGACCGCCGCAAGCCGCTAGGGCTGTTCTGGAGGTATAGTTACAAGTCACCTTGTTAGCTTCAATCCCTCTGTAATCAGAGCGGGTATTCCGCCACTGATTTTCCAGTTCTCACTCACTTCAATTCTCTGCATTGCTCAGGAGGTTTTAAAATGCCTAGGCCTGTTAACCGTCCCCGTTTGTCTTTTATTCCCGCTGGTGTGTTTGAGGACCGGCGCTTGAAACCACGTGATATTCAGGTGCTGGGCGTTCTGTGCTGCTCCACGGATGGCAACGGCGTGACGTATCGCAGTCAGGTGAAGATTGCCCGGCAGTTGGAGATTGCGCGCTCTACGGTTCAAAAATCCATTGGCAACCTGGTTAAAGCCGGATGGCTCCGGGTGATGGCTGGCATCCGCCCAGATGGAGGTAGTTGCTCTCACACCTACCGTGTGATGCGGGCACTCAAAGAGGAGGAGGAAGAGCAGGGCGACCTTATAGAGGATGCTCCGCATACAGCCCATGTAAACGAGCTTAAAGCCTCGCGTGAAAATCGGCAGGCCCTGCCACCCCAGATCGGCACCTATAAGAACGAGTCCTTAAAACCTAAAGAAGAAGAAGACAAAGCGGCTGCGAGTGGGTCTTTATGCGAAAACGCTTCTACTCCCTCCATTCCTTCTGCATCTGCGGATGTCGCAGGATGTCGCTTTGTAGAGGCTTGCCGGTTGTTTCTTAAATCGCTTGGTTTTGATCCGTTAAGCCAGGAGGTGAGGGGCGGATTAAACCCGGTTTGGGGGTGGCTGGTTCATGGGTGTGATCTGGAAAAGGATGTAAAACCTACAATCGCGCATGTGCTGGGTCGTGCTCCAGAGCCACCCCGCAGCCTCAATTACTTCACTCGCGCTATTCTTGCTGCCAAGCGCAGCCGGGAAGAACTGGGGGCAATAGAGGGGCGGTTTGTTCCTGATGGCAGTAAGGCGCGTGCCAAACGAGCGAAGGAGCTGGACAGGTCTGCAGAGCGGTGCAGGGCGGCAATCACCAAGGTGTTTGGTGAGGGCTACGTATGAGCCAACCTTCATCTCAGCAACAAACCGATGATTTGATTGCATTGCATTTTCTGAGTGCTTTGGGGGGTACTTTCAAGAAAGTGCCAGGCAGTAATGAAGAGGCTTATTTTTCCTCACTGCGCGACAAGCTTGCACCGTTCCCACCAGATGCTTTGAAAGCCGCTGCAGATACGCTGGTGCTCGCAGCGCGAAACTCGGTTTGGCCTTACGTAGGCGTGTGTGTTTCTGCCTGTGAAGATGCTGAAAGGGCGCAAAATGCTGTAGCTGCTGAGCCAATGCCAACCTCTGGCTATTTCTGGCCTGAGGAAGTCGCCATCAAAGTGCTGGTTGGTGCTGATACTGATCTGGCAACCTCTGCCTGCTTATCTGGTTGGCAAGGTGACTTGGTTGACTTCCTGCGGCGAGAGAAAAGGCTACCTGATCTTGAGGAGATCGAGGTGCTGGTCGTGGGCACAATGGAACGAAACCAGCGCATCAAAGGGCAAGTGGGTGCAGCCTTGGAAGTTTTGCGAGGGGAGACAACACGTGAACTCGCAACACTCCCACCTAATCACCCTATCCAGTTGATGAAAGATACGTTTGACCGGCGGCGGGTACGCCTGGCTGAGAATATTGCGAATGAAATCTTGCGGCGAGAAGAGGTGCAACATGTCGAACTTTGACAACACAGATCCACTCCGGCTTCATGCTCCGAAAAAAGCTCAAAAACAAGAACGGTTGCGCAGGGCCAAATACCAGCGCGGCCAGGCTCTCGAGTGGCTGTTCAACAACAAGCATATCAACAAACAGCAGTACCTGGCTGGTTGTAAGATCCGCGCACTATTTGCTGAATGTGAGGGACAGGCCAGTTCCATCGACCTCATGCAGCCCCGCGTGGACTGTAGCCGCAAGGTGCGTGATTGGTTGATGGTATCCACCACAGAGGCGCACAAGACGCTGGAGCGTGTTGCAGCGCTGCTGGGGCCAGACCAAACCCAAGCCGTATTTGCCATTGCCGGGCAGGGGCTATCCATCACAGAGGCAGCGGTAGCGTTTGAGGAGAACGATGAAAAGCGGGAAGCGGGCACCCCAAGTAGGGCTACCCGCGATTATGTCTCTCGCCTCATGCGTAATGGGTTGGGGCATATAGTGGAAACTTTTTAGTCTATCGTTCGTTGTCTCCAGGAGAAGGGATTGTAGCAGTTTAAGGTGCCCATCTTCGTTAACTCTAGCTCCAGTGTACGCATGTCTTCTCCCAAAGCATCTAAGAGATAGTTTGAGAGAGATCTTCTTACAAAGTTCCACACTTCGTCTGTTTCAAGGCCTATACGGTCACCCAGTGCTAGTGTTATGGAAAACATGATTGCCGTCACTCTTAAATAGGCATGGTCACTTTCCCAGTTTTCAGGCCGCTTTGTGAAGTACTTAGAAAGCGGATGAGAGGGTAAAGCAAACGTCATACCTTGGGTGGTTACAGAATTGAAGCGTTCCAGATTTTCAACGATGATTTCGTTTGAGTTCAATGGAATGTAAAGCTCTTTTGCTTCTTTCCGTAGACCCGAGCGAAAAATCTCATCACGGAACTGAACAAGAGCATCGTAATCTTGATAAGACTCAGTTTGATAAATAGCACTTAGTATTTCGCTGCTGGAAGTCCAGTTGCTATCAGTTTTAATCCATTTGACGTCCAGAGATCTCTCTTGCTCGTTTGCTTTAAAATAACTTGCCTGAAAGATTTTACTTATAACTGTGCTGCGGACATTTGCGACTGAGATGTCGGACACAACTAACATGTTCTTTCTTGTGCTTTCATCTTCACCATAAACATATTGTAAGATGTTAGAGCGAGCGATTTCTTGCTTCGCTTCTCGTATGAAGTGCTCCGTTGATGAAAAGAGCAACGAGTCCACGGTCCAAAACTCTTCACGTTCTATTAGGTCTTTTGCGGATAAAGGCTTGCGATGACAGTCTTCTTCTCCAATGAACATTTTAATATTGCAAAGCTCATTATGTTGAAGCTTGAGTTCATTTTCTGTGTTGCGCTCTTTTCGATTTCCGATTATTGGCGTCAGAAGATAGGGCATTTGCTCTACAGCCCAAGTAATTGAGTAGCCCTCATCTTCTACAAGGCGGTTTCTCTCGGTCTCTACAGCTTTTAGAAGTAAACGATTAACGCGAGAAACAGCGTTGTCAAACTCATCTGTTGTTTCCAATGCTGATCTTGCAACATTAGTTCTTGGTGCGTTTTTGCCAACCATGTTGATTACTGCAAGGAGACGATGATCTACCCCACCGAGCAAACCATCATGGACGACAATACCCTCTACACATGTCTTTATCGGATTTTGCTCAATATTTTGGTTTCTCCGAGAATACTCTGGAAGGCGAATGAACTGCCAATCTTTGTAGTGGGCACTATAGGCCATCGCGTATGCAACTGTTATTCCATCTTCCGTAGCTTCATGAACCGTGATTTTCTCTTCACCAAAGCGCCAAGTAGTCGTGTCTCTTTTTAAGTATTCTTCGATAGCATCTTTGGGAGACTTAAAACCTACGGGAATTGGAGAGTCGTCATCGACACTCAAACTAACGTTGCAGCGAGGAAACAAAACATATGTTTCCAGGGTTTCTCGAATATCTAAATCCCGTGCGGAGGCCCGCATTCGTATAACTATTTTTGTTCCATGTGCCCCAATAGATTCTGATACTTCTTTTGAGCTCTTATCTAATAACTTTATGAGGTATTTGCCGTGAACAGACCTCAAAGAGATCTTCCTAGCTTTCTCTTCGTCTGGGTTTACAGTCGCAATCTCAACTTGATCTGCCACCATGAAAGCAGTCAAAACGCCGATTCCAAACCTACTGATTGATGTGAAATCTGGGAAATTTTCTTTAAATTTTGGATTTTGATACCTCGATGATCCAACCTTTAGGAGGTGGTTTTCAATCACTTCCTGTGTCATCCCTGTACCATTGTCGACTATGGTGAGCTCGTTATTTTTGGAGTTCCATTTTATTTGTACTTTTCCTTCAAGTTCAGAACCTTTTCCCTTGTTATGAAACTGAAGGCGAACTGCATCAATTGCGTTCTGCACTAACTCACGTACAACAACTCTACTATCATTATACAGCGTGTGTCCTGTGAGGAGGTCTAGTATTTTTTCTTGATCAATCTCGAACCCGAAAGGTTCTTCTTCAAAACCTTCCGCAGTAACATTAGTGTCGTCGACTCTTTTCCAAGGAAAATCATAGTTTTTAGCTGAGAGTTTCTTTGTCTTTTCAAGAATTTGATAAGTAGCTCTAACTTGTTCATTCGCGTAGCGAAGGTAAGAGTTTAGACCAAAGAAACTAGCTTCGCTCTCAAATTGGGCAAAGACTTCGATGGTGTCAGATTGTAGATCGTCATCTACAGCGCCTTCATCATCTGTTTTTGCTTGTTTGCGAACACGTGTTACCGCATTTTGCTTTGCCCACTCTAATTGACTGATTGGATCTTTGGGATCAATCAGTTTGTAAAGTGCAGATGGTGCGCGTCTATTAGTTATCTGGATCAGATCAATCGTTCTAAGTAATGCAGATATGTACTGTAGATTTACCTCTGCATCATCATCGTTTCCATATGGTTGATTAACTCTATATTTTTTTGTGTCTTCAATGTCATCTAGATTATGGCTTTCACAGACCAATCCAAGATCGCGCCGAAACTCTTTTGTTAAGGGACTAAGAAGTTTACTAACTAGCTCAATTTGTGACTTGCAATACCCAAGTTCTTCACTGTCATCACCATTGATCCAAACCTTTACTCGTGTTGCATGGTTGTGCCGAACAAATTCCTGATAGAGGAATCTTTCTTGTTCTTCTTGTTTCATCGCTTCAACTTTTGCGCGATAGTCGGCTCCTGCCTCTCCCTGGAATAGCACATCATTGCAAAATTTTAAAAAACCAGTTTTGGATCGATTTTCGAACTCACTTTCAGTTACAACGAGCCCCATGTCGTGAAAGTAGATGCTTAAAACCAGCATCAACCAGTCACCTTTAGTCATGACAGCTTTTGTTTTATCGGGAATTATCCATTCAGCAGTCGTGAGCATGTCATCAATGTGAGTGATGTCGTGAGTTGTATATTCTCTGAAAATAAGATTAGAGCCAAATTGAGATAGAATATCTGTTACACTTCTTCTTATATCTTCAATGTTGACTGGAAATGCATGGAGGCTGGTCGCAGCTTTGGCTTTAGTTTCTACTGTGCTGAGAGACGACATCAATTTATCCATTTGAGTTCATAAAAATTTGATAAAATCTATATGCACGTTTAGGTACCATATCAAGATTTGATTCAATTTTTGATACTTGTTTATCGATGTGGCTTGCGGTGTTAGGTCTCAAAATAGAAGCCGCTAAGTATCTCGTATTGAACCGACGCATACTATTAGCTCGTCCTTAAAGGCCACCAATCAAAAGCTCATAGTATTGACAGCTGCGTCACTAATCGGCATGATTCAGCCATGATGAGCAAATGCGCTTTCAGGTTGCTACCTGAGGGCGCTTTTTCGTTGGGGGTGTAATGATCCGCTACTCCGCACACTTTGATGAAGTCACAAGAGGACTGACCCAAGCGGAGCAACGGCAACTGCCTTTTGCTATCAGCTTAGCGTTGAATTACACGGTGGAGGATATCAAGGCCAACACCGAAAAGGCTTTGGGCAGGCGACTAGATCGCCCCGCCCCTTTCACCAAACGCGGACTTGCCTTGAAGCGGGCGACAAAGCGCAACCTTTCAGCTGCGGTCTTCTTCAAGGATCGGCAGGCGGAATATCTCGAGCTTCAGGAAAAGGGGGGAACCAGGAAGCCAAAGCGGAAAGCACTGGCGGTTCCCTTCTCGCAACGGCTCAACAAATACGGCAACCTACCACGGCGAACCATTGAACGGTTGTTGAAGCGCCCAGATGTGTTCCAGGGTGAAGTAAACGGTGTTGAGGGAATCTGGCAACGCCCACGGCGCAGTAAGCGTCACAACGGATCACGGGGCACTAAAGGCAGCTCAGGTTTAAAGCTGCTGATTGCTTACGAAGAGAGCGCAGACTATCAACCGCGCCTGTGTTTCAGAGAGAGCGCACGCAAAACCGCAGACGCTCGGATAAAGCACAACTTCCGGCGCGCTATGCAGAGAGCACTAGCAACAGCTAGATAGAATCTACAATTTTTTGTTGTAACGCGTATGGTGCTAAACCTTAAAATATTGGAATGTAATTATTTCCAATATTGCTTGAGTAGCACCTATGAAATTTGCTGTAATTACTGAGAATGATGTCTCTCCATGGGATGATAAGACTGGTCAGCTTTATCACTTTCCCAAACGCTATGCGAAACTGCTGCCAAGTGGCACAAAAGTTATTTATTACAAAGGTAAGCTGAAAGAAGCCAAGTTTGCCGACCAGCGTTTGGCGAAAGAACCTCACTATTTCGCTGTTGCCGAGATTGGGACGGTTAATCCCGATCCTGAGAGCAAAAAAGGCGATCTTTATGCTGATATCGTAAACTACCGTCCTTTTGATGAGGCGATCCTGGCAAGAAAAGATGGCGACTATCTCGAGGACATTCCAGAGAACAAGCGCAGCAATTATTGGCGTGATGGCGTTCGGGAAATTACTATCGCTATCTACTACCATATCCTCGGTCAAGTGCCTGCTGTTGATGATGTGGCCTACGGCTTTGAAGAGGATGATACGCAAAGCAGCTATACTGCTTCCATGGAAGGCGGGCAGAGTTATCGGACTGTTTCGACTTATGAGCGTGATCCAAAACTGAGAGCACAGGCGATCGAGTTTCATGGGCGTGTCTGCAAGGCTTGCGGCTTCGATTTCGGCTCGTTCTATGGGAGCTATGCTGAGGGCTATATCGAGGTGCACCACATCGAACCTCTCTCAATGCGTGGTGGTCCTATTAAGATTGATCCGCGGAAAGACTTGGTTCCACTTTGCTCCAACTGCCATTCCGTAGTGCATCGAAAGCGTGATCAGACGTTGAGTATTGAAAAGCTGAAAGAGATAATCACACAAAACGCTTAGCTGAAGTTTTGGGTCCTTTCTGGCAATGCCCAGGCCTGCGGGTAGTTCGGAACTGCGGGACATTGGTTTGTGTGGTGTGCGGAAGCACTTGGTGTTTTCGTTTCTGTTGTTGTTCCAGATGATAGGGGGGCGTGCATGGAGAATGTTGAACGCTATCCGCTCCCTGATGGTGTGGAAGATGTGGTGGTGAATAAGCGCCACCTTGCGGAAGCTTTTAAGAAGAGCCTGCCCACCATTGATCAATGGATTTCTGAGGGGATGCCTTGTGAGAGTAAAGGCACCAATGGGCAGGCTTATGAGTTCCGGCTTTCGGTTTGTTATGCATGGCAGAAAGACAGAGAGGCTGTAGAGGCTGCGGAAGAAGAGAAGATCCAAAGCAATATCCGACAAATGCAAATGGCTTTGTTGGGTGGAGGATCTGGTAGTTCTGAAATGGCGCTTACACCAAGGCAGCGCAAGGAACTTTATGAGACTGAGGCAGCCTATAACAAGCTGGCACAATCGCGCGGCGAGCTGATCGCCCGTGCTGATGTAGTGGCGTTGTTGGAACGAACTTTCTCAGCAGTTCGCAATGCGGTGAACGGCATGCCTGACCGGTTGTCCAGGGATGTTGGTTTGGATGGCCGCCAGTCAGAGGCAGCGGTTGTGGTTGCTGATGATCTACTGGCAGAGCTTCACCGGGAGCTTTCTGAATTCATGCAGGCAATGAGCACGGAAGAAAACACCGGGCAGGCTGCTATGATGGAAGCTGCTGAGTAGCTGCAATAGGAGTTTACTAGGCCGAAAGCTAAGTTTTGTAGTTTGACTGAAACAGAAGATTGTGAGCGTGAAAATGTGCAGATGGTTGAGTGTTTTGGTTCTTGTCTCATTCTCCGGATTAGTTGCTGGATGTCAGAATAAGGTAGAGGCAGACACAAGTGACCTGCCAAAAGCGAAGCAGATTGAACGGAATTGCGATCAGCTCGCCAAGGATTTTGAGGCTACGGAACGCTCTTATCGCCTTGAGAGCCAAAGAGTTGAAATGGGTGAAGTACCTGTCGTACCCGTAGAAGACATAGAGGATCAGTTGAATAAACTTATGGCTCAAGGTGAACGCAAAAAATGTGACTGGGCCAACTGATAGGTAAGTTCGATTGTTGCGTCAGGAGCAAGTCGAGGCATTTGGCAATGCGATTAACGGCATGCCTGACCGATTGTCTAGAGATGTTGGTTTGGATGGCCTGCTGGCGGAACTCCACCGGGAGCTTTTAGAGTTTATGCAGGCTATGAGCGCGTAAGAAAACACCGGGCAGGCTGCCATGATGGAAGCTGCAGAGTAACTAGAGCTACACATGACCAATGAAACCAACCGGAAAGTTTGTTTTTCATGCGTGGAATGCGGCTCCCCAATTCGGGAGGGTGATCAGTATCAGCAAAGTGTTGGTACACCGCCATTTTGCGTCAAGTGTGCTCTGACCTATCGGGATCTGCAGGACGTGCCGCAAGGTTGGAGAGGAGACAAGCGACAAAAGCTGCCACCGGAAACCATTTTCCAGCACGTTCAAACTCATATCAGCAAAGGCGGTTCGCTGGATGATGGTGCATTTCTGCTTACGTTAGGGGAGGTGTTTACAAGCTTAGCTGATTTACCGCGCGTGCCTGCCAGATATTAGCCAGACCCGGAGTAATCCCGGCCGCTTGGTTTGCTCTACTCAAAGCTGGTTTTGATCATCCTAGCGCCTTGGCGCATTACTAGGGCTTTGTTGTAATGGATGTCTAACGCTGCATTGTATGCGGCGTCTGCGATGGAGAAATGCCCGGCTTCTGCAACGGTTTCAACCGGGCGGTTTTCTTGTGTATCCCAGATTTGAACTTTGAATTTGTGATCTGTCATCTCGGCAACCTCGCTTTGCGATGTTCATTAAATGTTCTCATCTAAAAAATCAATCTAGGGGTTGTCATGAGGTATGCGGATTTTCAACTTCCGCCCCGTTCGCATGACTGGCGGGCGCCTGCTTATGCGAGTGCTGCGGGGTGTCTTGCTGATGCTTTGCCAATCCTTGCGCCGGTGCGGCGTATGTCGGTCTCCCACTGGGCGGGTGGTGAGCGCAAACTGCGGGACAACGGGGCAATCATCGCGTGGGATAACAAGGTAACGCCTTACATGGTGGAGCCTATGGACATGAGCACGTCGCGGCGTTTCCGGGGGACTGTGTTTGCCGGGCCTGCGCGGACTGGCAAAACGGATGCTTTGATAATCAACCGCATAGGGCAGGCGATCTGCTGTGAGCCTTGCGATATGCGCGTGATCCATATGGACCAAAATGCGGCGCGTGAGTTTGCCTTGAAGAAGCTGGGGGCACTGATCAACTACACGCCTGCAATTAAGCAGCGGTTGGGCCGGGGTCGGTTTGACAACAATATTTTAGACAAGCGCTTTCAGGGCGGCATGACGCTGGATATCGGTTGGCCGGTTATCTCCAAAATGTCCGCTTCGGATCTGCCGCTTATGCTGCTGACAGATTATGACCGGATGCCGGAGGACATAAACGGAGAAGGGAATCCGTTTGATTTGTCCATGAAGCGTACGGAAACGTTTGGCTCCCGTGGAATGGCGATTGCAGAGAGTTCGCCGGGCCGCCTGATTGAAGATGATGACTTCTTGCCGCCTGAGGGATCGCCGCATATGGCACCACCGGCAACGGGCATTTTAGCGCTTTATAACAGGGGCACACGCGGGCGCTATTACTGGACCTGCCCGGATTGCGCTGAAGTTTTTGAACCAGATTATGAGCTGCTACATTTTCCAGATGAGGGCAGCCCGAAAGAGCGCGGCCTTGCTGCTGTGATGGCGTGCCCACATTGCGGTGCGATCTTTGAACCACGGCATAAGGTGGAGCTAAACCGGGCGGGTCGCTGGCTTCATGAAAGCAAGTCCGGGGATCTGGTGAGCGTTCATGATGAAACCCTGCGGGAAACGGACACTGTCAGTTATTGGCTGAAAGGGGCGGCCGCTGCCTTCCAGCCGTGGGCCTCGTTGGTTTCCAGATATGAGACTGCTTGGCAGGAGTTCCAGCAAACCGGAGATGAGACCTCTTTAAAGACCACTGTGAACGTTGATCAGGGCAAGCCTTATTCATCGCGCATGGTGGAAGATGAAGACGATTTGACGGTGAAGCAACTGAAGGACAAGGCAGAGCAGTATCTGCTTAAAGTCGCACCACCGGAAACCCGCTTTCTTACCATTGCTGTTGACGTGCAAAAGGGCCGCTTTGTTGTACAGGTGGATGCATGGGGGCCGGGGCTGGAACGCTGGCTGATTGATCGCTTTGACGTTCACGCCCCGCCTGCAGGTGCGCCAAGCGCTGATAGCAGGGCGATAGACCCGGCAAAGTACAAGGAAGATTGGGACGCGCTTTTGCCCTTGCTGGAAAAGTACTACCCGGTTGCGGGCAGTCAATACCAGATCAAACCGGCTGCGCTGATCGTGGATAGTGGCGGCGCTGATGGTGTGACGAAGAACGCTTATGCCTTCTTTCGTAAATCGCACAAGCTTGGCCTGCGCAGGCGGGTGTTTCTTGCCAAGGGTCTGGACCGTTGGGACCGGGACCGGGCAAAAGAAGTCACACCAGAAAAGGAAGAGGGCAAGCGGGTTAAAAAACGCTCTGATTTGAGAATTGTTCGTGTGGGCACATGGCGGCTTAAATCCGAAATTACCGCCAGCCTTGCCCGTGAAGACCCCGGCGCAGATGCCTACCACCTGACCCGCAACCTACCTGGTGAAGTGTTTGAAGAGTTTTGCGCAGAGCGGCGCACCCCGAAAGGCTGGGTGCTTCGCAAGGGGCGCAAGCGAAACGAGGCACTTGATTTGGGCGTTTATGGGCTGGCCTTGGTGCTGGTTCTTAGGGTGGAAAAAATCAACTGGAAGCGCCCGCCCATTTGGGCACGATCTATGGGAACCAATAGTTTTGCAGCACTCAGGCCAAAGCAAGAGGCAGAACCTGCAACAGGTTCAAAGGATCTTGCCGGGGAAAGTGTGAGTGAGAATCCACCAGTACCGACGCAAACTGAAGCGCCGGAGACGCAAGCGGAAGACGAGAAACAGGCCGTGCAAACAACGGTGAAGCCGAAACGGGCACCTACCAGAAAAGCCCGGAGAAAACCAAGGCGCAGAGGCAACGGTTTAGTGGCCGGGCTGCGAGGGTGATACATGGCAGTAATTGGATTTGAAGAGCCTTTAAGCGCAGAGCCTAAGGTGATGCGGGCAGGTGACTTTGCATCATGGCGGCGGGATGATCTGGCGCAGACTTTCCCGCCGGAGGATTACACGCTTTCCTATGTGGGAACACTGGAAGGGGAAGCCCCTACGAGGATAGAGTTTACAGCAACCGCCAGTGAAGGCGGTTTTTTTGTGAGCCTTGGGGCTGATGAAAATAGCAATTGGACGGCCGGGGCTTACCAGTGGGCGGCCTTCATCACACGCAACAGTGACGGGGCGCGGAAGACCGTAGGCAGCGGCCGGTTTGAGGTTCTGGCGGATCTTGCAAACGGAGACGCAATAGACCTGCGCAGCCATAACCGGCGCATGCTGGAACAAATTGAAGCGCTGCTGGAAGGGCGGGCAAAGTCTAATGTTGCCTCCTATGAGATTGCAGGGCGCAAGCTGACAAAGCTAACCCCAAAAGAGCTGCAGGACTGGCACACCCATTATCGCAAGCTGGTGAAGATTGAAGACCGCAAGCGCACGGGCCGGGGCAGTCACCACTTGCGGAAGGTGGAGTTTAGATAATGGGTGCATTTTCCAAATTCTTTGGCAGGCGTAACAAGCCTGCAGCACAGCCCGCTACACAACCGGGCAAGGCGGTGCGCAAGTATAAAGCGGCCCGCCCGGATCGTCTTGTAAAGTTCAAGTTGATGGGGCTCAATTCATCCTTGATGCGGGATGCGCAGGAAGACTTGTTGGGGCTGGTTTCCCATAGCAGGGAGCAAAGCCAGAACAACGATTACCTGAAAGGCTTTTACTCTCATTTGCGGCGCAACGTTGTGGGCCGCAATGGCTTGCAGATTAAGCCGGTTGCCCGGCTTGGTGATGGAAACTTAGACCGGGACAGCAACAAGCTTATCCGTGATGGATTCCTAGAGTGGAGCCGCAAGGGGATCTGCACCACCTGCGGTAAGTTCTCTTTTGCTGATAGCCAGCGCATTGCGCTTACAGCTGCTGCCCGTGATGGGAATTTCTTAGCTCGCAAGTATGTTGGCCCGGAGTTTGGTCCGTTTGGTTTTCAGATCCAGCACCTTGATATCACCATGCTGGATGTGGAGTTAAACAAAGAGCTGGATCACGGGCATTACATCCTTGCCGGTGTGGAGTGCAATGCGGTGGATCGCCCGGTTGCCTATCATATGTTTAAGCACAACCGCTCTTATTATGGTGGGCGGGGCGAGCGCATTCGCATACTTGCAGAAGAGTTTGTGCACCTTTACCTGCCCTTTGATCAAACCGCCCCGGTGATTGGTGTTCCATGGGCGCACACGGCTTTGCGGCGTTTGGCGCAAATGAACAGCTTTGAAGACGCAGCTCTTGCGAATGCTGTTTATGGTGCGCAGAAGATGGGCTTTTACACCCGCTCTGCAGATGCTGACCCGGATGAAGAATTAGGCGGAGGTCAGGCGACCGGGACCAATGGCGAGGCGGAAGACGTAGAAGAAGAAGAGTTCTTTGATGAGCAGGAACGGCCCCGGCTTGAAGAAATGGAAGCTGGTGTTTTGGAAGAACTGCCACAGGGCTATGACTTCAAAGCCTTTGACCCCGCCTATCCAAGTGGGGAGATGGAACCCTTCATCAAGATCATGCTGCGCGGCGTTTGTTCGGGCCTTGATGTGGCTTATTCGTCTTTGTCCAGCGACTTGGAAAAGGCTAACTTTTCGTCATTGCGGGCCGGGCTTGGTGAAGAGCGCGAACAATGGGGCGTGCTGCAGGGCTGGCTTGCAGATCATTACTGCGGTTCCATCTTTCCCGATTGGGTGCGCACCGCAATGCTGAGCAGGCAAGTGCGGTTGCCGATGACACAGCTTGCCCGGTTTCAGGCGGTGGAATGGACGGGCCGGGGCTGGCAATCCGTCAATCCAAAAGACGATGCTGCCGCCAATAGAACCAACATGGAATCCCGCATTAAAAGCCCGCAGGAAGTGGCTGCAGAGCGTGGGCGCACTCTTGAAGATATCTATGACGATTTTGAAGAGGCAAGGGCACTTGCCAGGAATCGCGGCATAGATCTTGACGCGGTGCTTTCTGCATTCATGAAAGCGGCTCCGCCTGCTGAAAAAGAGCAGCCCAAAGAGGACTAACCACACCATGCCAACACATGAATTGAAGCTGCCGGAGCGGTTGTTCCGGCAGGGGTCTTTCGTGCGTGCTCAAGAGGGCGCGGAAGAGGATCTTTTAGAGCTTTCGTTTTCCAGTGATGCCCCCATTCGCACCTATTGGGGCGTTGAAATTCTGGGTCACGAGACAAGCGAGATTGACCTTGAATTTATTGGAAGCGGGCGTGCGCCTCTGCTGATTGATCACCGCGCAAGCGTAGATCATCAGGTGGGCGTGATTGAGCGCGTGGAGATCAAGAACGGCAAGGGCCGAGCTTGGGTTCGCTTTGGTAAATCAGAGCGGGCGCAAGAGATCAAACAGCGCGTTTTAGATGGAGAGCTGACCAATGTTTCTGTTGGCTATCAGATCCGCAAAGCCCGTTTGGAAGAAGAGCATGACGATGACTTGAACGTCTATCGCATCACCCGTTGGACCCCTCATGAAATCTCGATTGTTTCCGTCCCTGCAGATCCGTCTGTTGGGGTTGGACGGTCGCAATCTGAGGGGGCTGTTGTTTCCATTGCACTTGAAAGAAAGGCTGCTGCAATGCCCGCACCACTTGAAATTGAAAACCCGAACACCGGCCCTTCTGAAGAAGAGCTGGCACAGATCCGCTCAAAAACGGCGGAAGATGAGGCTAAACGCATTCGCGAGATTGAAGCGACTGCGGCAGAATGGAATTGCCGGGATATTGCGAACGATGCGATCCGCTCCGGCATGTCTTCTGGCGACTTTTCTACAAAAGTCCTGATGCTGCAGGGCGAGCGCGGGCAGGAAAAAATCTCCGGTGCTGCGGATATTGGTTTGAGCCAAAAAGAACGCACACAATTCTCATTTGTGCGTGCGCTTAATGCTCTGGCAAACCCTGCAAACTCGCAATACCGCGAAGCTGCAAAATTTGAGTTTGAGTGCTCTGAAGAGGCTGGCAAGAAACGCGGCAAGCAGGGGGAAGGCATTCTTGTTCCTTCTGATGTGATGCGGGCGGATATGAGCGGGCAAACTCGCAACCTATCAACCGGCACAATCGGGGCAGGTGGTGCTCTGGTCTCTGATAACCTGCTTGCAAGCAGCTTTGTTGAGTTGCTGCGCAAGCGTGCCGTTGTGATGGGCATGGGTGCCCGCATGCTGCATGACCTGGAAGGTAACTTTAAGATCCCTCGCATGGTTGGTGGTGCCACCGCCTATTGGGTTGGTGAAAGCGATGATGTGACCAAAAGCGCAGAAGCTTTTGATCAGATCGAACTAAGCCCGCATACTCTGGGTGCGTTTACGGATTATTCCCGCAGACTTCTCATTCAATCATCTTTGGATGTGGAAGCCATGGTGCGTGATGATCTGGCGCGGGTGATTGGTTTGGAGATCAGCCGGGCAGCGCTGCACAGTGACGGCTCTGGGGAAACTCCAAAGGGGATCGCTGCCACCACCGGCATTAACTCCACCACCTTTGCGGCAAATGCCCCAACATTTGAAGAAGTGGTTGCAATGGAAACGGCTGTTGCAACGGATGATGCAGACATTGGAGCCTTGGGCTATGTCCTCAATGCTGCGATGCGTGGGTCGTTCAAGACCACGGAAAAAGCTGCAGGGACTGCGCAGTTTATCTGGGAACAGGGAAACACGGTGAACGGTTACAACACCGGCGTTTCTAATCAGGTGCTGGATCACAACGGCTTCTTTGGAAACTGGGCGGATCTTCTGATTGCGCTTTGGACAGGTGTGGATCTGACTGTTGATCCGTTCACCCAGTCCACCAGTGGGACCGTGCGCGTGGTTGCCATGCAGGATGTCGATTTTGCAGTGCGCCACCCGCAGAGCTTCTGCCATTCCTTTAAAGCCTAAGCTGATTGCGAACTGAGCAGCCGGGTTGCCGGCTGTTTTTCTTTGGACTTCTCATATTCCTCTCAACTTTTGAAAAGGGCAGGTCATGGCTGCAAAGATGAAGATTGAAATTTTGAAACGTACGGTTTGCGGTGGTGAGCCGGTTGCGCCGGGTGATGTGGTGAACGCTTCTGAAAAGGATGCAAAATTCCTGATCAATATGAAAAAAGCCAAAGCAACCACTAGGCGGATTGGTAAGGCTAAGGCTGGTGAAAAAGCCGCTGAAAAGCCTGAGGGCAAATCTGAAGACGATGAGCAAGACGAGGATTAATCCTCTGCTCGTATGAGAAGCAAACGGGGGGCTGAGCCTCCCGTTTTTCGTTGGCCCTTGGAGGTGAGGATTTACCAGTGAAGAAAGAACTACAGAGCACCACCAGCTTGAAACAGCCAAAGCCGCTCACAACCAAAGAACTTATGCGCGTGCTGGGCAACAACCGGGCAAATCGGGCGGTTGGTGTGCAGGGCGGGCAAACAATGGTGAAGCGGCAATGATTGATTTTGACGATGATCTGAATGAGATGCTGCGCCTTGATGAGTTTGCAACAACGGCAACCTATGCCCTGCAGAACGGGGACACCGGGCAGCTCACCGGGATCTTTACCAATGAAGGGGAGGAAACCTCTTTTGGTGAGGTTGGCATGCTCACGTCAAAGCCGGTGTTTGCGGTGAAGAGTTCGGCAATTCCGGCAGAGTTTGGCGAGGGTGCAGAGCTGCTGATTGATGGGCAACGCTTCACAGCGACAAGCAGCCCCATGAGTGACGGGGCAGGCTTAAGCCAGATCTTGCTAGAGCGCGAATAGGGGCAGCTATGGCACACATAAGAACGCAGGTGCGTGATGCAGTAGAGGCAGCTTTAAAAGGGCTTCCTTCTACAGGAGATCGCTGTTTTGTCACGCGCACTTATCCGCTGGAACATAAGCGACTGCCTGCGCTGCTTGTCTATGTGCTGGATGAACAAAGCCAGCCTGCAGAGATGGGCGCGGATCGCGACATTGAACGGCAAATGAGCGTCACTGTTGAAGCGACTGCCGATGGTAAGGGCTTTGATGATGAGCTTGACCAAATCGCGGTGGAAGTTGAAACCGCGCTTGCTGGCAGCGGCGGGCTAAGTGGTTTGGTGAAAGAGCTGTATTTGCAGTCAACCAATCTGGACATAGCGACGCGCCGCGACCGGGGCGAGAAGCGCCAAGGGATTTTGACACTGCGGTATATGGCGCTTGCCATTGCCCCGGAGAATGATCCGGAAACCGCGCATTAGCCGCGCTTAGGCGTGCGGCTAAAAAACACAACATTCCAACAATTCAGGAGAACAGAGCATGTCTTTAATTCATGGCAATAAGGGCAGTGTGACTGCTGGTGGTGAGGATGTTGCCAAGGTGCAAAGCTTCAACCTTTCTGTGGAAGCACCAATTTCTGATGCAACGGCGATGGGGGAAGATTGGGAAACCCATTTGGAAGGTGCACCAAAACGCTGGTCAGGATCTATCAGTGCCAAGCGGGTGAAAGGCGACACGGGGCAGGCTGAGCTTAGCGCCGGGGCTTCTGTGGTGCTGCACCTTTATTACAGCGGCAATGAGAGCGGTGAAACCTACGCTTCCGGCACTGCAACAGTTACCAGCGTGCAGCATGCGCAAACTCGTTCTGAAACAATTGATATGACTTTTGAGTTTACCGGCAATGGCCCGTTGGCAGAAGAGGCGGTGACTTAAGGTTGTGAAGGGCTTTTTGTTGCTCGCATTGCGAAATGATCTATCATTGTTAATTGCGGCATATGTATTTAGCAGTGATAGATAGTTTGATGATTTATAAGTGTTTTTGTAAAGCGACAAATCGAGAAACAGGAAAGCCTCGGTATTCGCATAATTGGTTGTTCTCGAAGCGTGCGTTTCTCAAAGTGTTTGAGAGCCGTTTAGAATGTGGCAGATGGATTATTCCGTTTGAGAATATTCGTAATATGAAGCTGTGCTGGGTATCCTATGGTTTCTTTTCAGCGGCTATCTTGCAGGTGCAAACTGAAGATCGAACATATCAGTTTGGCCTGAACCCTTGGGCCAAGCCATGGAAACATATTCCGATTGAGTACTCTGAAGAGGACATCCGTCTTGAATACTCCTGGTTTAGCATTGCTCTACGGCTGCTGATCTTAGCCTACTTAGGCTGGTTCTTTTTCATTCGATAGAAAGCGGTAAATTTTTTAGTCTCAATACAGGCTGTTTGCGTGGCAAGCGGCCTTTTTTATTGGAAAAAAATGGAGGTTATATGCGTGCGATTGAGCGTGTGAAGAGCCATTACAAACGGGCAAAAAATCAGGTTATCGAGGTGCCTGAATGGGGGGCAAGAGATCATCCTTTTAAGATCTACTATGACCCGATGACCCCAAACCAGCGTAAGCGCGTGAATGACGAACATGAGGGGCTGGACCCGGAAGCTTTTGTGGATGTGTTGGTGATGAAAGCACAGGATGAGCAAGGCGAAAGACTTTTTAATGCCGATGACAAACACAAGCTGCTGACGGAAGCAGATGGGGCGATCATTGGCCGGATTGCCGTGCAGATGCTTGGCCCATGTGATGCCAGGGAAATTGAAAAAAACTAAGAGGCGATCCGTGGCGCATGTTCCTGTTTAGGCTTGCGGATCGCTTACACATGCGGGTTGCGGATCTTGAAGACTGGCCGGAACCTGAGCTTTTAGAATGGTCTATTTATCTAAAAATTGCCGGGGAGTCTAACGCATGACCGTGCCGGATCTTGTCTACAACGTGCGGGCCAATGATAAATCCCGTGCAACCTTTGAACGGAACCGGCGCGAGTTACAAAAGACGCGCCGGGAAACCAAGTTACTCAACATGGATATGGGGTCACTTGGTAAGTCAATGCGTTCAATTCGTCTTTTGCCAGCTGCAGCAGCTGCGGCAGCTATGGCTAAATTAACCGCTGCGATTAAGGGGGCGATCACAGAAAGCTCCAAGCTTGCCAAGGTCGCCGATAAGGTGGGCGTAACGACCGATGAACTGCAGCGCCTTCGCTATGGGTTTGAGCTGACTGGTGTAGCGGCTGGCACCACTGATACAGCGTTGCAGCGCTTTTCCCGGCGTGTTGGTGAGGCTGCCAACGGGTCCGGCGTTCTATACGATATCCTGAAAGCAAATGGTGTTCAGCTTCGCGATTCCAGCGGCAAGATGAAAACCCAAAGCCAGATTTTGGGTGAATATGCAGACCTGATCAAAAACGCCAGCTCGGAACAAGAGCGGCTCTTGCTGAGCTTTAAAGCATTTGACCGGGAAGGGGCCGGGCTGGTTCTGGCTTTGAAAAACGGCTCCAAGGGCCTTGATGAGCTGATGGGCAAGGCTGATAAGGCGGGCGGCGTTCTGGAAGAGAAGCTTCTGCGCAAGGCAGAAAAGATCGATGATGAATTTGCAAAGATGTGGCGCACCTTTGAAATCGGTGCGAAGCGGGCCACTCTCGCCGCTGCCAATGCAATGGATGTTATGTTTAATACGCCAGTTGCTGAGCCAACCCTGAAGGATTTGCAGGTAGAGTTTTCGCGCAAGTTACCGGGGCTGAACCAGGAGCTATCACTTGCGCAAACGCTGGGTGATGAAGCCCGTATTGCTGAAATTCAAGAGCAGATAGATGCGGTAAACGCACGCCTTGCAGGTATTCAGAGCGAACGCCAGTTGCGCCATGCTGGTTTTGCAGGTGGACTAACCCGGCGCGGTGGTCGCCGGGGGCGGAAAAAAGATAGTCCAACAATCATTCCCGATAAGAAAACGGATAGCAGCGGGGGCGGTGGGTCTTCCAGGACAAAGGTGGACCCTTACGCCCGTGTTTTAGAGCAACTTAAGTTAGAGCGTGATCTGCTGAGCATGAATGCACAGGAGCAAAGCCGTGCCAATGCTTTGCGCCTTGCCGGGGTGGAGGCTGCCAGCAAGCAGGGGCAGGAGCTGATTAAAGTTACAGATGAAATCTACGCACAAACCCAAGCGCAGAAGCAGCACAATGAAGTTGTGAGTTTGCTTGGCGGGATGGCGCAGGATTCCATGTCGCAATTTATTGAGGCTCTGGGGATCGCTGACACGGCAGCCGGGCGGCTGGTGGCAACGCTGGCAGAGGCTGCAATGCAGGCGGCCTTTATGGGGCAAGGGCCAATGGCTGGGATGGTTGGAACCTCACAGCAATCGAACCTATCAACCGCGCTCATGAGCACGTTTCAGGGCTTCTTTGCAGGCGGCGGCGTGCTTGGTGCTGGAGAGTGGGGCCTTGCCGGAGAGAACGGCATAGAGCCGGTTGTGGGGCCTGCCAAGATCATTTCCAACAAGGACGCCTTTGGAGGCTCTGAGAGGGGCGTGGTGGTTAATCAGTATATTCAAACCCCTGATGTTGAGAGCTTCCGCCAGTCACAGGGGCAACTCTCAGGAATGCTGGTTGATACTTTGAGCCGTGGGCGGCGCAACAGATAAGAGAAAATGTTTGGTTCCTTTAAGGCTTTGAGTTTAATTGAATATCTTACGTTGATTTGTAAGGGGGAGAGCACATGTCAGATGTAACGCACCAAGATATGATTGAAGAAATCGCAGTGGTTCTTGATGAACTGAAACATATGTTGCATCGAAATAACACCTTTGATGATTACTTCCAGTTTGCGCAGGAAAATTATCGGCGAGTAGCCCGGGCAAATCAGTTTGCCTGGGAGATGGTCCCAACAAATCGCAAAGATACTCTCGTAAAATTAAACAGTATTTCTCACTTTTATTGTCTGAAAGAGCAGGAAGGAAAGGTGGATAGGGATTTTTCCGCCTTTGATCCCAAAGAACAATCATGGGCTTTTGAAGTTGATGAGGATGCGAATGAGAGTCAAGCAGCGGTTCTCAATGAACGGCGACTGATGTTTCCTGCGGCCATAAGAGGCGCACTAGAACAAGCTCAAAACGGAGCCGATGCATTGAAGACCGCAATTTCCTCGTCAGACTTTAGCCAACAAGACAACGCCGCAATGTATGCTGCGACACAGTTTGAACTAGCTGCAAAGCAGATCCGAGACGAACTCTCTGAACTCATGAAAAGCTGATGTGTTGCTGGCGTGTACCTCATGAAAAATCCGTTATGAGACATAGGTTGGGCTGTGCGTTCTAGAGGGTAGGAGATTGCACACCCTCGCCATCTTGTTGCTGGTCGATAGAATAAGAAACACAATCTATGGTAGATTTATGAGTTGATTTTTGCGGGAGAGTTACTTGCTTAGAAAGTTAGTGAAACTATTTTCAAAAAGACAAGAAACCAGAATGTTCATTGTGCACTTGAACGTACGCGTTCAGCCTTTGGATAGAGGCGAAATATTCGAAGATGTACTAGATGCAGAGATTCGAAAATTGCATTTGGGGGAGGTTACAGGCGGCGGGACAGCGTTGACTGCAGATGGTGAGATAGAAAGCTGTGATATCGAGATCGACCTGAATAGGTATGATGACGATGCCATGAAAGCGCTTCAGTCAATTCTTAAACAACTTCCCGTTCCAAAGGGGTCTAAGATCATCGATGGTAACACTGATGAGGAAATACCAATCGGTGAGTTGGAGGGACTTGCGTTATACCTAAATGGTAGTGATCTCGACAGCGAAGTTTATGAGACATGTGATGCAAACCATGTCTACACAGAGCTGTATAGACTGACTGAGGGTACTGGCGTCGTTTTGAGCCACTGGCAAGGCAAATCAGAAACAGGCCTCTATCTTTATGGCAAATCGTTTAAAAAGATGAATGATCAAATAGCCAGCTTTATCGAGACATATCCGCTCTGCCAGAAATGTCGAGTTGAGAAAATCGCGTGAGTTTGTCATTCCGCGAGCCTTGAAAGCATAATGGGACAGAAAAACTCTGTCCCAAATCTCCACTTCCAAATCTTATCAATTCGAAGCTTTTCTATCATTTGATAGCAAGAGGAGAGTTTCGCGTGCTTGAATTTCACGACACACGGTTTCCGCCAGATATCTCATTAGGGGCCCGCGGTGGGCCGGAACGCAAAACGCAGGTTGTGATACGTGCCAACGGCCGGGAAACCCGCAATCAGCAATGGGCTGATAGCCGGAGGCGTTACAACGCGGCTAAGGGTGTTCGCTCCACCAATGATCTTCATAAGGTGGTGGAGTTCTTTGAAGAGCGGCGCGGGCGCATGTTTGCGTTCCGCTGGAAGGATTGGGCCGATTTTAAGAGCTGCCCGCCCGGCGATGTAATCAACGCCACTGATCAGGTCTTAGGTGTTGGTGATGGGGTGCAAAAGGAATTCCAGCTTGTGAAGACCTACGGCGCAACCTTCCAGCCATATACACGCAAGATCCTTTTGCCTGCAGACACTGCACCGGTTGTGGTGGCTGTGGGCGGTGTCTCGGGTGCAGGGTTTGTGCTTGATGAGATTTCCGGCCTGATCACCTTTGCTTCTGCCCCGCCTGCAGGAGAAGAAGTTACAGCAGGCTTTGAGTTCGATGTTCCAGCCCGCTTTGACACCGATATGCTGGAACTGTCGCTAAACGCCCATGTGCAGGGCAGTGTGACCAATATTCCAATTGTTGAGGTGCTGTTATGAGACAGCTTAATCCAGCCCTTGCAGAGCACCTGCAGGGCAACTGCACAACACTGTGTTGGTGCTGGCGGGTCACGCGGCGCGATGGTGTGAAGCAAGGCTTTACAGACCATGACCGGCAATTGGTTTTCTTAGGTGTTGTGTTTGAGGCGGCCACTGGTTTTACTGGAACGGATGTAGAAGCAAACCTTGGCCTTGCCGTTAACAACATGGACGTGGAAGGCGCGTTTTCTTCTGACAAGATCACGGAATCCGACATTGCAGCCGGGCTTTATGATGACGCGGAAATCGTGCTTTACCGAGTGAACTGGCAGGACACCTCACAGCGGGAAGTTATGCAGCGCGGCAATATTGGCGAGGTGAGCAGAGGCGAGCTTGCTTTTTCTGCAGAGATGCGCAGCCTTGCCCACCGGCTTAACCAGAACACCGGCCGTACCTATCAATATGGCTGCGATGCTGAGCTGGGGGATAGCCGCTGTGGTGTGGATCTGCAGGCACCGGAGAACAACAGGGCGAGCAGTGTAACATCGGTGAAAGACCGGGTGTTTACCTGTGCGGGCCTGAACGGCTTTCCAGCTGACCGATTTTCATGGGGACAGCTCCACTGGATCACCGGGGCAAACAAAGGTGCCCGCGTCAAGATCAAGGTGCACAAGCTGACAGAGGAAGGAACTGCAGAGCTGACCCTTTGGCAAGCGCCTGTGCAGCCGATTGCTGCCGGGGACACCTTTGACGTGTTTGCCGGGTGCGCTCATACCTTTGCGGCCTGCAAAGACAAGTTTGCAAATGCGGTGAACTATCGCGGCTTTCCGCACATGCCCGGCCCTGACTTTATTTTGTCCTACGCTGAACAGGATGAGCAGAAAAATGACGGTTCCTCTTATATCAAATGAGGTTGTTGCGCTTGCCCGTGGCTGGCTTGGGACGCCTTATCATCACCAAGCCAGTGTCAAAGGTGCAGGCTGCGATTGTCTGGGATTGGTGCGCGGGATCTGGCGGGAGCTTTACGGATCTGAGCCCCAAACGGTTCCGGCTTATTCTCCTGATTGGGGAGAGGTTGGAACACGTGAAACGCTTTTGGAAGCCGGGCAAAAGTACTTCCAGCCTGCAGCGCTGGACCCGCCCGGCCTTGGGGCTGTGGTGGTATTCCGGGTGCGATCCGGGGCGATTGCAAAACACGCGGGCCTGATCAGTCGGCCGGGCGTGATGATCCATGCGCAAGAGGGGGCGGGGGTAGTTGAGGTTCCCTATTCGGGGTGGTGGCAGCGCCGGGCAGTTGCTGCATTTTTCTTTGTATGATAGGCGAGGCACAACTTATAATTGAGGCGGTGCAATCTTGATATGAATGATATTTTGTTTGTTTTGTTAGATTTGTATTGGGGGTTTCTAAGAAGACACACGAAAACACAAGCTAGGATCGTTGGCGTGTTGATGGTGCTCTCAGGTAGTTTAATCCTATCGCTATCACTGACGAGTGCGGGATATTTCCGAGAAGAATACAATAGCCTCCAGCTTGTGGCTCTTCTTACGATACTCAGTTTGATGCTAATAACGTTAGTTTCTTTTTCTAATTTTAGTTTCTCGGCTGGTTTTGCAGTAATTGAAAAGTTAGCAGAACAGAAAGATAAACTGCGTGAACGTGTTTCAGATGCAAGCAAAGTCAATGATAAGGGGCAGACTATTATCGACACTGCTCAGCTAAACACTCTACAGATAGCTGAATATTATGAAATCAACAAAAGGCAAGCTAAAAGTAGTTATGCGAACAGTGTTACTTGTGCCGGTATAGGTTTAGCAATTGTTATTTGGGCAATTTTATATTTTTTGCATGGAAATAACCCGAATATTACTCTGGCAAGTGTATCTGGTGTATCCGGATTGATACTGCAGATTGTTGGTGGTCTGCAATTGTACATATACGGCAAAACGATGCAGGAGTTTCGTTACCTTCACGATCAGCTATTGAAAGTTCAAGATACTTTGCTTGCTGTGCATTTAGTTGAAGGTATGGAAGGGCAAGCCAAGGACGAAGCCAAAAAGAAGATGGTTGATGATCTAATTTGGCGTAGCAAGCCAAAGGTCTAGTATGTAGCTGAGAATAATGAGTACCCCAAACGTAATGCATCCAGCCTGTTAAGGATTTTACTATGAACATTGAGCCGCGTCACAGCGGCTTTTTTTATGGGAGTAACTGATGGCAACGCTTGTTTTAACGGCGGCGGCAACTGCGATTGCAGGGGCAACAGGTGCAGGGCAGGTTGCAGCATTTGCTCTGTCTGCAGCGGCAAGCATTGCCGGGAGTTACTTAGACAACATGTTGGTTTCTGCCTTCACTCCGGGCAGCAAGAGCCATGTGGAAGGGCAGCGGCTGGATAACCTGCAGGTGATGGGGTCCAGTGAAGGGGCGGTGGTTCCTCTTGTCGCCGGGCGTGCGCGTGTTTCCGGGCAGGTGATCTGGGCAACAAATCTGCATGAGGTTGTGACCACCACAACGGAAAAACATGGCGGCAAGGCGGGCGGTGGTTCGTCTTCTACGGTGACGCAAACAACTTACAGCTACTATGCCAACTTTGCGGTTGGGATCTGTGAGGGGCCAATCTCAGATATTTTGCGCGTGTGGGCGGATAGCAAGGAAATCGACACAACCAAAATCACCATGCGCATTTACAACGGTGATGAAGAACAGGAAGCAGATCCGCTGATTGCTGCCAAGCAGGGGAGCCCGGATGTGCCCGCTTATCGCGGCCTTGCTTATGTGGTGTTTGAAGAACTACCCCTTGCAGACTTTGGAAACCGCTTGCCGCAACTGACCTTTGAAGTGGTGCGCTCAGTTGGCTATGAGGAAGAAAAGCTAACGGCTGTTTCTCTTATTCCCGGCTCTACTGAGTTCGGCTATTCCAAAACGCCTGTGAAGGATGGCAAGGACGGCCCGACCACGGCTTATAACAACCGGCACACCCTGACTGCAGCAACCGATTGGGAGCATTCCATTGACTTGCTGCAGAGCACGTGCCCGGATTGCAAAACTGTGTCTCTGGTGGTGGCGTGGTTTGGTGATGATTTGCGGATGGGGGAATGCACCATTGCCCCGCGTGTGGAGGCTCGCAAAACCACAACCCCGATTGAATGGCGGGTTGCTGGACTAAGCCGGGATGAAGCCCGGCTGGTGTCCTATGTAGATGGAAAGCCCGCTTATGGCGGCTCGCCTTCTGACAGTGTTGTGATTGAAGCTATCCAAGATCTGAAAGAGCGCGGCTTTAAAGTGATGCTCTATCCGTTTGTCATGATGGATATTCCAGAAGGCAACGGCCTTCCAGATCCTTACGGGGAGGCAGAACAAAAGGCTTATCCGTGGCGCGGCCGGATCACCTGCCACCCGGCACCGGGGCAACCGGGCAGCGCGGATGGAACGTTTGAAGTTGAACCGCAACTTTTTTCGTTCTTCGGGGAGTCTGACCAGTTTGATGTTAGTTGGGATGGTGATCAAGTTATCTACACCGGCGATTTTCGTTGGAGTTACAGTCATTTTGCTTTGCACTTTGCGAAGTTGGCACAGGTTGCCGGTGGTGTGGATGCTTTTGTTGTTGGAACGGAAATGCCGGGCATTTCGGCTCTAACATGGGGGTTTGATGACTTTCCGTTTGCATACTTGATGGCATATATCGCCGAGGAAGCGCGCAAGATTATGGGGCCGGATGTGAAGATTGGTTATGCTGCTGACTGGTCTGAGTTTCACAGCCACCGGCCTAATGATGGCAGCGGCGATGTGTTCTTTCATCTCGATTATCTTTGGGCTCATGAAGATATAGATTTCATCGGCATAGATAACTATCTGCCGCTGACCGATTGGCGCGATCATGAAAACCATGAGGACCACGGGCAGGGGGCGCAATCAATCCATGATCTGGACTACCTGAAAGCCGGCATTGAAGGCCGGGAGTATTTCGACTTTTATTATGCCTCTGATGAGGATCGGACAAACCAAAGCCGTACCCTGATTGCAGATCAGGAACACGGTGAGCATTGGGTGTTTCGTCAAAAGGATCTGCGCGGCTGGTGGGAAAACCCGCACCACAACCGGCCGGGCGGCGTGCGTTCCAATACCTCAACTAACTGGGTGCCAAAATCAAAACCTATCTGGTTTACAGAGTTCGGCTGCCCTGCGATCGACAAAGGCACCAATCAGCCAAACGTGTTTTATGATCCCAAATCCTCAGAAAGTCAGGTGCCCTATTTTTCCTCCGGGGTGCGTGATGACCTGATACAACGGCGTTACCTCCGCGCTATGATGGAATACTGGGCGGTTGAGGCTGGCAGCAATCCAGTTAGCCCGGTTTATGGCGGGCCAATGGTGGACCCTGTGAACATGTTTGCATGGGCTTGGGATGTGCGGCCGTTTCCATCGTTTCCGGTGGAATCCGATACTTGGGCGGATTGGGGCAACTTCACCACCGGGCATTGGCTTTCCGGCCGCGTGGGCGGTGTTTCAGTTGATGGCATTGCCCGGCTCTTGATGGAGCGGGCGGGCCTGCGTGAAGGCATAGACTTTGAAACGAGCGGGGCAGATGGGGTTGCTGATGGTTTCCTAATTTCTTCCATCACCAGTGCCCGCAGCGTGTTGGAAACCCTTGGCGCTGCTTTCTTCTTTGATGCGGTGGAATCGGGTGGCCGGGTTGAGTTTCGCCCGCGTCGTTCCCGTTATCCCTTAGCTGAAATTGAAGCAGAGCAACTGGTTGATCAGGGCAAAGACAAAGAGCGGGTTTCCATTACAAGAGCGCAAGAAACTGAGTTGCCTGCAGTGGTGCGGGTAACGGCCTATGACAGCTCCAAGGACTTTAACACAGCAACGGCAGAGGCTCTGGAAGGGGCTGTTTCAACTGAAAGGGTTGTGACTTCTGATCTGCCCGTTGTGACCAATTATGAGCGTCTGCAGGGCATGGCTGAAAGCCTGTTGCAGGAGGCGTGGGCTTCACGGGAGCGCTTAAGCTATGTGCTACCCCCAACGGATCTGCACATAGAGCCGGGCGACTATCTTAAGCTTACTGTTTCCGGCCGTGTGTTCGCGGTGCGGGTGCTTTCTGTCAAGGATGGAGACGCCCGCATGATTGAAGCGGTGACTTATGATGCACCGGTGTATGAAGCAACCAAGGGGGCAACACGGGCCTTTATCTCAAAAGGGCAGGTGCTGCAGGCGGCCGCCTTAGGGGTGTTTATTGACGGCCCGCTTTTGCGTGATCAGGACACGCCATGGCAAGGCTATCTGACCGGCTATCAGTTGCCATTTGCGCCGGGCATGGCGTTCTTATCCAGCCCGGTGACAAGCGGCTATGAGCTGCGGGCCGCTCTTAATCAGCAAGGCATAATGGGGGAGCTGCAGGCGGCATTGCCTGCAGGGCCGCTGCACCGCTGGGACAACGGCAACCGGGTCAAGGTCAAGCTCTACAACGGGGCGCTGGCTTCTCTTGAAGAGGATCTGGTTTTTTCTGGCGGCAATGCCATGCTGATTGAAGGGGCAGGCGGTGAGTGGGAGCTGTTGCAGTTTGCCAATGCTGAGCTGATTGCTGAGCGCACCTATACCTTAAGCAAACTGTTACGCGGACAGCGGGGCAGTGAGCCGGGCATGGGTGCACCTGCAGGTGCACGTGTGGTGGTGCTGGATGGCGGCATGACACAAAACGGCCTGTCGCGTTCTGAGCTGGGTTTGCCGCTTAACTGGCAAGCAGGAAAGGCCGGGGCTGGCGTGGGCTCTGAGGATTACACCAGTTACGAGAAGACCTTCACCGGCCGTGGTGAGCGGCCGCTTTCGCCCGTGCATGTGCGTGCCCGTGCGCAAGCTGATGGCAACATTTTCTTAAGCTGGGTAAGGCGCACGCGAACGGGCGGGGATAGCTGGGAGGTGGCAGAGGTGCCACTTGGGGAAGCCTTGGAAAGTTACAGTGTTGAGATCCGGCAAGGGGGCGTTTTAAAGCGCTCCCTTTCTGCTTCCAAAGGCTTTGTATCCTACACGGCCGCCATGCAGGCGGAAGACTTTGGCGGGCCTGCAGCAAGCTTTGACGTGTGGGTCTATCAACTATCAGAGGTATACGGGCGCGGTGTTCCTGCCGTTGCTCACTTCGAGGCGTAAAGGGGAAGCTATGAGCACTACGGCACACTTGAACTTGCCGATGATCGCGGCTGCGCAATCGCAAAAGCATGTAACCCACAATGAGGCGTTAGCCTTGCTTGATGTGGTGGTGCAGCTTTCGGTTATCTCAAACAGCGTAACCAATCCGCCTGCAGCTCCAAACGAGGGAGCGCGTTACATAGTACCTGCAGGAGCGGCCGGGGACTTTGCCGGGCATGAAAACCAGATCGCGGCCTTTAATGCCGGGGCGTGGGAGTTTCTTGAACCGGACACCGGGTGGGCTGCATGGGTTGAGAGCGTAGATGTCATGCAGGTTTACTCCGGTGGTGCGTGGGGCAGCTTTTCTTCTGTGGCTGGTCTGGGCACAGATCCGGGCACGGGCGGCCTTGCTATCCAGCAAGAGGCAACCGTAATAAGTGAAACGGATCACGGCGCACAAAGCCAGTTTGTGACCATTGATGAAGAGCTGATCCTTGCAGGTAGCAGCGTTGACAGCTCGGTTTTAATCCCAAATCGGGCAATCGTGTTCTGCGTATCTACCCGCACGGTGGAGGTTGTGACAGGGGCAGCCTCTTATGACTGCGGGCTTGCCGGTGAGCAATCCAAGTTCGGCGGATCGCTGGGGGCGGCCGTTGGCTCAAACAATGCCGGAGTGATTGGACCTACTGCGTTTTATGGGGATACAGCCGTGCGGCTGAAAGCCAATGGCGGCGACTTCACCGGGGGCAAGGTGCGCATTGCCTTGCATTACTTTCTGCCGGTTGTTCCGCAAAGCTAGGGGGCTGTTATGGATATTGGAGAAGTACATAGATTAGTGCGTTCATACTTCACAATCTACTGCGATACAGAGGGGACGATTCCTTGGGGTGTTTTTACCTATGGGCATATCCCTTTAGGGCGTGTGGAGATGATAAAGAAAATCCTGAAACTTGCACGCAAAACCACCGGTTTGAGTATCAAGGAAATCTGCAAAGTCTACGGCTATGAAATCGAGATTAAGCACGGCTATTTGCATCAAAATTATGATGCTGATGGAGACAGCTTTATCTATTCGCCTAATCGTAGGAGTGAGGACGCAATACCGGTTACAGGGCTTTTCTTTGAAGATGATTTAGAAGAGCGCCTTTCGACGAGTTAAGATAGCTTCACCGGCCGCAAGCAGCGGCTTTTTTTGTACCTGCACGGGGGCCTTTCGGCTCCCGTTTTTTGTTAGGGGCAGAGCATGAAAGAGACGTTCCGACTGATTATTTTAGACCTGCTTGGAAGTGAGGGCGGGTTTGCAAACCGTTCGCGCAAAGCAGATCCGGGCGGCCCAACTAATCTTGGCGTCACTCAAAGGACTTTGTCTGCTTGGCGTGGCCGTGCGGTGAGCGTGGAGGAGGTGAAGCGCCTGAGCCGTGAGGAGGCGGTAGAGATCTACCGGGCGCAATACTGGGATGCTGTGAAGGGTGATGAGTTGCCGCGTGGGCTGGACTATGCCGTTTTTGACTGTGCCGTAAATTCCGGCCCGGCGCGGGCCGTCGAGATCCTGCAGAAGATCCTCAAAGTCAAAGTAGACGGTGTGTTGGGTGTGCTCACTTTAGCTGCTGTGAAGGCGCATTCTGCCACGGCCTTAATCAACCTGTTCTCAGCCGCTCGCCTGAAATTCATGAAGCGGCTGAGAAACTGGCCTTACAACAAAACCGGCTGGACGCGGCGCGTGCGTCATGTGCAGGAGCGCTCCCTGGAGTTGGTCAACAATGCCATTATTAAACGTGCTCCGGCTCCAAATCTTGAGCCGCATGAAAATGAGGAAGGTGCAAGGGCCGTTGATGAGGAAACCAGCGCACTCAGCGCATGGCTTAGCCCGGATGGTATCACCAAGGGCACTATGGCTGCTTCTGGGTTCTCCGGCATTCTGGCGGGCTCCGGGCCGGTGCAGTGGGGCTTTGCAATCGCACTGGTTCTCAGTGTGGGTGTTGCTGGTTATTTGCTGATCAATAAAGAACGGGCCACCTGAGATGGGGGCAGTTCTCTCTATCCTGATTAAAACGAAGACAGGGCGGGCGCTGGTGGCCGCCCTTCTTCTTTGTGCACTTGCGGCCCTTGCCTGGCACCAGATCCGGCAGGGGGCGTTTAACGAGGCAGAGCAGGACGCTTTGCAAGGGACTGTGAAAGCGGAACAGCAAAGGAAGCAGGATGATGCCTATTTGCAAGGTCTTGAAGATTACCGCTTGTGTCTTGAGTATTTTGGTGATGCCAGGCTGCGTGACACAGAAGAGTGCGAGCAGCTGCGGTGGGTTCACAAAGAATAACCTAAGCCCGGCCGGGTTCGTGGCGCTTGTGCAGGCAGACCGGGCCGGGGCGGACAGAGTTACAGCCAATGACAGGAACGGACAAAGGCGGGGGTGCTGGAAATGACGGATTTTATCTTAGAGATTGTCTATCATTTGCCGTTCTGGAAAACGGCCGTCATTGTCGCTTTTGCTCTTATTGGAGCTTTGCTTCAAGAGGCTGGCTTCTGGTAGCGCATGCTTACATTCTTCATTGGAATTGCTGCGGCATCTTTGAGTTGAAGGCTGCCTTTAGCGATGCAACAGCCGGAGTGTTGGCGATGAGTGGGCGCAATATCACCGTGTTTGTGTTGCGACTTTCTCGAGATCCATTCAAATCGGCAGGGATGATTTTAAAAATTTGGAAAGGCTACAGATGAGTATCCAAGATAAAGAACTACAACTGTATCCTGCACAACCTGCCTCTTATTCTCACCAGTAACTCAGGGCATGAAATCGGTTCCTAATGCATATGTGTGAAATTAATTACACGTAATTATTAGGAGAATTTCATGTTTGTAGCTGTTTATAGAACATCAATTCTAAGCTTGGGTGTTGATGAAGAGGAAGCTATCAACCAGGCTCTACATATTTTGAAAGAGCTGCCGAATGAGGAGAGCACTCATATCGCCAACCACTTACAGATAACACCGATTTCAGAGCAGGCTTGCAATCAGATCATATATAAAGAAGGCATTTCTTTAAAAATGGAAAATGGAGTTATTATAACGCTGTAGTAAAAATGCCATCCTGCGGCGGGGGTGGCACTAATTGATGCGTTAAGTTAATTAATTTATTTTCACCAATAGTTTTAATGGTGAGATATGTTTGGCTGTTACTTATATTATGCTGCGCTTGTACAATATTACCACATGTGAATCGTGTTAATAAACAATAAGAAGAGTTCAGCATCACTCATCATGCTTGTGTGCAACTTGAATATTCAAGGATTCCATTGTTCAGCGGTGCTCCCCAAGATTGGATTGTCAAATATCCGGAGGGTCGAGCATGAAATTGAAAACGAATGAGAACAACGGACTTGTTGTAATGCCGCGTTGGTATTGGTGTGTTCTCAGCATCCGCAGGTTCTTGTGGTTAATCCCAGCGTCGCTATGCGTCTATTCGGCGTATATTACAGGTTTGCGAATTATGCCTGCGCTTAGCCGCTCTGATATTTCGCTTGCTGGATGGAGTTTTTTCTTGGCGTTTATAAGCTTGGTGTTTGCGCGCTACTATGTAGGGCGGTGTTTTCCAGCTTTGGAATGCCAATAGAAAAAGATTCGTGGCGCAGTTACAAAAGTGAGTTCTTCTTTCCAACCTTGGTGGCTACGAAAGCGGTGGGTATCGTGGCAATTGAGAGTGATAGAAATTAGGCAAATGGGCTCTGAAAAGGAAGCGCCATAAGAATTTAGAGGAGGAGGTTTTGGGCTCTAAAAAATTTATTTGTTACCCGTTTTGTTACCCGTTCAGGGAAACAAATAGGCAAAAAAAAGCCCGCTTTCGCGGGTTTTTCTTTAGCTATCAACTACTTAGTAAAAGTAGTGATGGCGGAGAGGGTGGGATTCGAACCCACGAGACGCTTCCACGCCCGCTGGTTTTCAAGACCAGTGCATTCAACCACTCTGCCACCTCTCCGGCTGTGTGGTGTGGGCTCTATTTGGTTCATGCGGCCTCCAAAGTCAAGCCAGCGAAAAACTTGTTCCACAGCATGAATTTAATTTTTTCACAGCGGAATCAAAGAGCCCCGCCAAAACCGCCAATTCCCCTAAGGAAGTTAGCTTTGACAAAAATCTCTCTTTCTTGTGGAGACATTTTGATCGGATTCAGTTAA